GCAATTACGGAAAAATCAGCGTGGGAAATATTTACATTTATGACTTACTTAATAGATTACAATTATGTCGAACGTACAAAGCTACAACGCGCTCATAGATAGATTCCACGCTTTTGCGTCTGGACACTTTATTCTCAAAAGATTTTCACACGGACAGATTGAGGTTTCTGACCTTGAAAAGTTTGGTGAATATCCATTCATGCACGTTGTGCCTTCGAATGTTAGCTACGCGAAAGGAACGAAGACGTTTAGTTTTCAGATTGTCCTTGCCGACCTTCCACGCGACAAAGAAGATAAACCCGAATACCAACGCGAAGTATTAAGCGACCTTCAACGGATCGCTGAAGACTTGGTTGCTGAGATAACTAACCACCGCGTTTTGTTTGGTGATTTAATCACAGTACAAAATGTCACGCTAGAACCCTTCTTAGAAGAATTTCAACACACGCTTACCGGTTGGACGATTAGTCTTGACTTACTCGTTCCTTACTATTGGGACGCGTGCAGTATTCCTGCCGAATGGAACGACTTCTTTGAAAGCGGAAGCGGTGGGACGGGTTCAATCTTGACGTTCATTGATTCAATCAATCGCGACAACAACGGCAACGTGTCGCTTGTCAACGACGAAGAAACACCAGCACCGAACTATTACTACGGAACGGACGACGAAGGGGTGCGTGGTTGGTACTTGCTCGAAGGCGGTGGGTTGACGTGTGAAACAATAGGCGATTGTCAAACGATTATTGACATTGAAGCAGCGATTGACGCTCTTGAAGAAGAAATTGTTTTGAAGGCTGACATAACAAGCATAAGCGCGGTGGGTTTTTCAAATGATTACAACGACCTTGACAACAAGCCGACCATACCAACGGCAACGAGCGACCTAACAAACGACGGAGCGGACGGTGTTAACCCATTTATAACAGCAGCAGATGTTCCTGCTCAGGTTAATGCAGATTGGAACGCAACGAGCGGTGTTGAAGAAATATTAAACAAACCAACACTAACGAACGGAACAGTTACTTCGATTGGTTTAACAATGCCTTCCGCATTTAGTGTAGCGAATAGTCCAATTACATCGTCTGGAGATATAGCGGTAACAGGTGCGGGAACAGTGTCGCAATATGTAAGAGGTGACGGCAGTCTTGCCAACTTCCCTGCGTCAACGGGTGGCGGTTCGTCATTAGCTTTTTACCTGAACGGATCAGTAGCGCAAGGTACATTTGGCGGTGTAGCTTTTAAGGAAATGGACAGAACTCCTGTCTTAGGTGCAGGAACAGATTTCACAATAAACGCTAACGGCTACATTCAAAGTTTTATCACAGATGCTAACGTACCTAATCAGTTAGAGATACCAGCAGGAAATTGGAATTTTGAAACATATTTTAGTGCGTCAAGTAACGGTGGCACACCTTCATTTTACATTGAACTATACAAGTGGAACGGTGCTACATTATCTTTAATAGCGTCAAACTCAGCAACTCCAGAAGGCATAACAAACGGAACGGCAATAGATGCGTATTTTAGCGCGTTAGCAGTACCTCAAACAACGTTAGCAGCAACGGATAGACTTGCAATAAGAATCTACGTTACGCATTCAGGAAGGACAATTACACTTCACACAGAGAACAGTCACCTTTGTGAAGTCATTACGACATTCTCAACGGGATTGACTGCGTTGAATGGCTTAACGGCACAGGTGCAGAACTTCGCAACGGGAACAACAGGAACGGACTTCGGTATATCTTCCGCGACAAGTACGCACACGTTCAATTTACCAACGGCAAGCGCAGCGAATAGAGGTGCTTTGAGTTCTGCAGATTGGACTACGTTCAACGGCAAGCAGGCGGCACTTGGTTTTACAGCGGAGAACACAGCGAACAAACAGAACTCGTTAGCAATAGACGGGACAGGAGTAAAATTCCCAACAGTTGACGCGGTTAATTCTTTGTCATTTATTGACAAAGGAAAGAGAATGGTATCTTTCTTTACCGACTTTTTGACTAACGCAACGTTAGACGGAGCTCAATCGTTTGCATCGGGTGGTTCAATCGGTTTGATTGTTGGATCACAGATTCCTAACAGAACAAATCAGCAGGGTGTAGCATTTTTTCAAACGAATACAGCAGCAACTAACTACATCAATTATTGCAGCAGCTCGGGAGTGGCACAACTTTGGTTTGGTGGTGGCGCATGGAACTACGAAGCGTTAATTAACATCAACACTTTAAGCACTGCGCTTGAAAGATATAGAATGATTTTTGGCTTTGGCTCAGTCATAAATAGCTCCGCAGAAACAGATGGGGTATTTATTACATACGATGAAGGCGGTACTGCAAATGGAACAATAGCAAGTGCTAACTGGCAATGCGTAACGGTTGCTAACTCAGTGCGTACACTAACGACATCAACAACGGCAGTAACGGCATCGGCTTGGAATAAGTTAAGAATGGAGATTAACGCAGCAGGAACATCGGTTACATTTTACGTTAATGGTACAGCTATCGCAACGCATCAAACAAACATTCCGCTTGCATCAAATAGCAGATATGTCTTAATGAAAACAGGTTTAGCCAAAACAATAGGCATCACAACGAGAGGTTTCTATTGCGACTATATCGGTTATGAAAATATCTTAACTACAGCACGATGATAATTACAAAATACAGAATGATAACCGAGAACGGTTACATCGAAACACTCGACAAAAAAGAAGCTGCGAAGTGGGGTAACTACGAAATGATAACAGAAGAAGTTCCCGACGACAATGGCTAACGAACAGAGCGCACCCAACTTCTTCGCGGTTGTCAACGACATGGCTAAACGCTTTGTCGAATTGATGCAATCCGACTATCGCATGAAGCGGAAGGTTGGACGCAACTACACGAACGCGGTTGCAAGTGGTACGCTCGAAAAGTCCTTGAAGTATAGACTACAAATTAAAGGATCTTCGATAAACATTTCTGTCTATGCGAAGGGCAAAGCGGGACAGTATTTTTTGTTTCGTGAAAAGGGCGTGAATGGAACACAGAAGTCACAAGGCGCACCATATTCATTTAAACTTGGAAGCGGAAGCAAACCCGCGAAAGGTCAAATGTCGCCTATGCAACAAGCCATTTACGACTGGATGTCGATAAAAGGAATACGACTACGCGACAAGTCAAGTGGAAAATTCAAGAAGTCAACGGAAGAACTGAAACAAACGGTTGCAAAACTCATTATGTTCAAAGTTCGTCGCGACGGAATCAAAGGGTGGAACGCGTTTGAATACGCATACGAAAACATTTGGGACGAATACGAATCGAAGGTAATCGAGGCATACGGGAAGGACTTTAACGCGACAATAGAGAATCAACTAAAAGACATAAAATAAACATGGCAATTACAATAGACGACCAACCATACGAATACACGCCAGTCGGACAACGATTGATGCTTGTTGCATCTTCGACCAACGTAGCGAACGCAGGCTTTCGTTTCGTGTTCGACTTCGGTTCGTTCCAAGTCAACGTACAACCAAACGCAAGTAGTAAAGGAATCTTAGACCTCGCTCCGATATTCCGTGAATCACTACAACATGATGCAGGGACGGCAGCAGACGTAGATAGCGCAAAAGAATATACAAGCGTTGCTATTATTTCTTGCACAATTAAAGAAGGTTGGTTGGTCGACGGAGTGTTCACGGTAAGCGGCAGCGGTATGGCTGACATAGACGACGTGTACGCATTCCTCGCTGAATATCAAGTGGCTGACGGATACAAGCCGAATCCAAACGTTCGCTACGCGTTAGACGGAACGGACAAATACTTGTTGAGCGAAAGAACGAACGAAACACACAAATGGATTGAAGCACCTGCACGCGGTTTATCGTCTCACTGGGTTTACATACCTACGCGATTAGCTGATTTCGGACAGTTGTATTCAATTTCAAACAACGGGCTTTTAGCTGACAATGAAGCGACAGATTTGTTTGTTTCAACTTATGACAATGCTAATACTTTAATTGAAGCAACGAACTACTCTTTATTTAATGATTTAAATAGCGTTACTCGTTTTGGCGCATATCCTCAAAACTTAATTGGAGCAGGAGCTGACTTTACCAATGTTAAATACTACACAATTCAAGCGGGCGCATCTATTACACCGCCTATTTATACACCTGTTTCACGCGTCTATTGTTTCTATCTTGTTCCTGATGATTGTCGCTTTGACAATGTGCGTCTGGGTTGGACGAACACTTGTGGTGGCGTGGATTACTTTAACTTCACAAAGAAATCAGAACTAACGTACAACTACGATCGTAAGCAATACCAAAAAGTAATAGGTCAGTACAATGAATTAAATTTCAACTTCGGAACATACGACCGAGGCGCAACCGACCGATACGTCACAACAACGAAAGGACTACAAATAAACAGCGACTGGGTGAGCGTTGGGGAGTTCAATCTACTTCAAACGCTTTGCCGTTCCAACGACGTGTTTATAATTAACGACGACGGCACGATGACACCTGTATTAGTCGACACGCAGAACTTCGTTATCAAGGACGAACGCTATTCAAAACTTTACAACGTTACTTTGAATCTTAAATACTCACAACCTGTTGGCTTATGATGAATCAAGTAATACTTACGCTTACTGACAACGACGGCAACAGCGCTATTCTCGACCTTTACGAGAACGAGAAGATGCACTTGAACTACAAGTTCACGGACATAACCGATTTCGCTTCTGTGGGTAACTACTCGCAAGAGTTTCGCGTTCCTGCAAGTGCGACGAATGTAGATTTCTTCGGTGCTATCTTCAACGTAAATTTCGACGGTTGGTTTGACTTTCGCAAGAAGGTCGAAGCGGTGTTGACTGTTAACACGATACCCATTGCAAGCGGACATATTCAAGTTAAAAAATTATATTGGCAGAGCGGTAAGTTGTTCGAGTTCGAAGTTGTGTTCTTCGGTGAAGTACCGAACCTCGCGCGTCTGCTCAACGAAAAGAAACTGAAAGACATTGAGAGCATTGTCGCAGGTGACTTGGACTACGACTTGCTTCACGCAAACGTTGAAACACCACCGAACGAACACACGATATTAACGCTTTGCGACAAGTGGAATCTAACGGCAAGTAATCCAGAAGGACAACCCGTTTATTCAAACACAATTCCTATCTCACCGCTTTATAAACCATTGTATGTCGGACACATGACACCTGCGGTGAAGGCGCAATACTTGTTCGACGAGATAATGAACGACGCAGGGTTGCAGTATTCGAGCGACAACCTTTCGGGCTGTCTAGACAACGTGTACGTTCCATTTGTGAACGGGCAATACTTGAACGCTAACAACGGACTAAACGACATTGCTTCAAACGTTGGTCTTGCGACTACAATAACTAACGTGCCATTTACTCCGTATGGTTCGGGTTCTTTGTTTGATTTGTACACCAACTTTACCGAATACGAAGATGCAGGGAACGACTGGAGTGGTGGTATTTATACCGCTCCATTTACAGGAACATTTACGTTCAAGTGTTGGATGAACGGACAAGCGCGACCTTTGGGAGCGGTTGGAGTTGGTACGGTTGAATTTGGTTTCTATCTTGACAGCGGCGCGTTTTATAGCGCGATAAGTGTTGGAAGTGCTTTGACAAATGACTTGACTTACGATCAAAATATAACGCTTCAACTTAATGCAGGCGAACAAGTAAAGTTTTATTTTACCGCGATTATTTACCAACAATTTGGAGACCTTGAAATTGATTTCTACGGAAACGCAAACGTCGGTTACACAGGAACGGGCGTTGAGTTAGTAAGCGTTGGAACGGCGTTGACAGGCGACACTTGTGTAATGCAATTCAACGCTCCAGACATGAAGCAAATCGATTTTATAACGTCGATTCAAAAAATGTTCAACCTTGTTTTCGTGGCTGACAAGACGCTTCCGAACACGCTTCGGATAGAACCAATGGTTGAGTACATCGCAAGCGGTAACACGCTCGACTGGTCGCAGAAATTGGACTTGTCGAAAGACATTATGTATTCACCAACGACCGACTTGCAAAAAGCAAAGTTCACGTTCACATACACAAGTGATTCAGATTATTTCAATTCAGTTTATAACGACAACGGACGCATCTACGGAAGATACGAAGTAACAGAATCAGATTTCGAAGTGATTAACGAGTTCGCAACTGGCGAAGAAAAGGTTGAGTTAGCATTCGCGTCGACACCTTCCGCACCTGTGGAAAATACGAATGTTGTTGTACCTAAATTCTTAAATTCAGAAGGGCAATTCGTACAACCGAAGCCACGCATTCTGTATTACTTCGCAGACTTCTTCGTGAATATGTACGACGAAGTTTCGGACACAGTAATTCAAACGGCGGTTAAGTGTCTTAACAACTACTCGACAATGAACGCAACGGTGTCCGACAAAGACCTCAACTTCGCTCCCGAAATACCACCGCACACAATCATAGCGAACCCATACGAGAACCTTTACAACCGTTGGTGGAGAAACTACTACCGCGAACTATTCGACGGGCAAGCGCGCATCTTAGAAGGAATGTTTGCCCTTACGCTTAACGACGTTTTCACGTTTCAATTTAGCGACAAGATTTGGATAATAGATTCGTGGTGGCGCGTTCTTGAAATCAACGGCTACGTTGTGGGTGAGCAAGACATGACAAGCGTTAAACTTATTCGCGTACTCGACATCGACAATGGATGCGACCTTTTACCCGTGTCCGCTAACTTAGACCAGTCTTTAAATTGGGAAACACCGAACGGCGATCCTGCGACAATAACGCAAGAATGTTGTTTACGTTTCGGTTACAATTGGAACATAGCAAAGAACGATTGTTTCTCGCAGCCTAACGGCGGCACGCGTTCATTCATAACACAACAAGTACCTTCGTTAGCACCAACGCGATTCGGTGCACCGGTTAACTTCAACGGTTCAATAACACAACCAGTTAGAACAATAACGACCGACTACGTTGTAACGAATTTCGACCGAATGATTTTCGCAGATACAACGAGCAACGGCATAACGATTTACTTGCCTTCCGCAACGACAACGGCAGGTCGTGAATTGATTATTCAACGCGTTGTTTCGGGGGCTAATCCACTAACGGTACAAGCATACACAGGAGAAACGGTTGAAGGTAGCGGAAGCGTTACGTTAAGCGCAGCAGGTGACACAATAACAATAATAAGTAATGGAACAGACTTCAAAGGAACATCTACAAAGTAAAGCCGCCGCAATGGTTGCCTGTTTAGAGTTCATAAAACTAAACGTTAAAAGTGAAAGCAACTACGGACGCATCGCGAACGGCAAACGCAAGCTGAAAATGTGGAAACATTACGCATGGAGAACAACGCTAATTTCCGCAAACGTGGCGTTATGGATATTTATAATTTATAAACTACTATTCTAAATGGCAAACACGATAGATTTTAACGTAAGCACGAACGCGGTAACTGTCCTTAATCAAACGGGAGCAGCAGCTGAAACTACAGCTAAAGGATTCAAAAGTGCAAAACAAGAACTTCGAGCATTGCAAAATCAGATGCTCGAAATGGATCAAACGAGCGCGGAATTTAAAAAAGCCTCGCTTCGTGCTGCTGAATTGAAGGACAACATTTCCGATTTAAGTGCTGAGATTAACGCCAACGCGGGTAACGCTTTCGAAGGTCTTTCGAACAACATTGGATTATTTGGTTCTCGTCTTATGAACTTGGACTTAAAAGGGGCAGGAACAGCATTGACCGCAATGGGTACGGCTGTTGGAAGGATTGACTTCAAGACCGTAAAAGAAGAAGTTGGTGGTCTTGTAAAGGGCTTTGCTAATCTTGCAAAAGCAATTCTTTCTAATCCTATCTTATTGCTTGCGGGTGTTATTGCGGTAGTTGTTATGAACATGGACAAGTTGCGCAAAGCAATGCCTGGTCTTGACGCTGCAATGGGTGGATTAACGGAGAAAATGAAAGCGGCTGCAAAGGCAAACGAAGCGTCGTTAAAAGCGAAACAATCGGAGTACGATATTATCATGGCTTCGTCGGCTATCATGAAGGAACAAGGCATGAGTGAAAAGGAAATAATGCTCGCACAACAACAAAAGGCGAAGGTATTACTTGAACAAAAGAAAATCACAGACGCGCAAAATATCGCCAATGCAAAAGCTGACTTACAACGCAACGAGAATCTGAAAATGGTTCTTAAAGGTATTCAAGAAGTCGGTCTTGCCATTCCTAAATTGATGTCTTTCGTTTTCGACGCTGTATTTGCTAAAGCAAAAGATTTGTTGAGTTACGTGGGTATTACAATAGATACTTCATTTAGCGCTTATGAGACAATAGCAGGTGCGCAAACAATGGTTTTAGATGCTATCTTCGGAAATACAGAAGAAGAAAAGCAAGCCATTATTGCAATGGAACAACAAGCGGTTCTTTCGCAGACACAACTTGCAAATACAATAGCTCAAACAAATCTTGATATTAAAAAATCAGACGATGATTTAGCAAAATCAAAACAAAAAAACTTAGACAAAGCATTAAGCGAACAAGAAAAAGCACTCGAAAAACAAAAAGAAGCAGAAGAAAAAGCGTTCGCAGAAATGGACGCGTTAATGGCAAAGTGGGACGAAGAAAGAATTGAAGAAGAAAGAAAAACAGCTGAAAAACTTTATGAGTTAAAACAAAAAGAAATTGAACTTCGCGAACAACAATTTCAAGAACTTCAAAAACTTCAAAACACAGCAAAAGAAAACGAGATAAACGACGCTGTTTTAGCAGCCGAAAAACTTCAAGAATTAGCTGTCGGAAATGCTGAATTAGAACTGGCTATTCAGCAAGATTTAAAGACGAAAATAGCGGGTATAAATAAAAAGTATTACGACGACGACGTAGCTAAAAACAAAGCCGCCGAAGATAAGAAGCAAGAAGATAGAATGAAGGGTTTTCAATCTAACTTCGACATGGCAACAGCCGCACTTGATACTTTAATGTCATTAAACGATGCGGCTGCTAAAGGAGATGAGGCAAGCCAGCGTAAGACATTTGAGAGAAACAAGTTAATGCAAAAGGCGCAAGCAACAATTGCAATGGCAAGTGGTATCGTTCAACAGTTAGGTGTACCGCAAGACCAGTTAACAGGAATGAATTTCGTTAAGGCAGCCGCAATAGCCGCAGCGGGTATAGCAAACATCGCAAAGATTAACCAAACACAATTCGGTGGCGCGAGTAATGGTGGCGGTGGTGGCGGTGGTGTTAATGCTCCTAGTGGTGGCGGCGGTGGAACAACAGCACCTTCACCTGCAAACTTTGCCTTCTTGCAAAATCAACCCAACCAACAACCACCGCTTCAGGCGTACGTCGTTGGAACGCAGGTGTCGAGCAACTTAGAAGCGCAACAGTTAATACAAAATCAATCTCGCTTAGGCGGTTAAAAAAAACAACATGAAAAAAATTAAAGTAATTGAATACGGAATCGACGACGCTGGTTTGTTGGGCGTGTTCGCGATTAGCGTTGTTGAGCAACCTGCGATCGGTGTGGACTTCGTTGCACTAAGCGAACAACACAGCGTGAAGTTCAAAGAAGATTTTAGAGGTCTTTTGTACGGTGCTTTGCTTATTCCTGACCAACTTATTTACAGACGCGACGACAAGACCGAAGAAGAATACTACGTTAAGTATTCGAAAGATACCATTCGCGCTATTGCTTATAATTATTTGAAGCAAAACATGACTAACAACGCAACGGTTGAACACGCGAAAACTGTTGAAGGTGTGTCGCTTGTTGAAACGTGGATAATCGAAGGCGAAAACGACAAATCTAAAAACTTCGGGTTCGACCTACCGGAAGGAACGTGGTTCGGTTGCATGAAAGTCGAGAACGACGAAGTGAAGCAACAGATACAAAACAAAGAAGTTCTTGGTTTCTCAATCGAAGGAAACTTTGCCGTTGAGAAAGAAATGTACATGAGTAAGCACGAAGAATTTGCAGCCATTCTTGCTGAAATAAACGAGCTTCTTAAAGGCGAATAATGAATATCGAAGCAGGTGGTTTCCTGAAGGTTGAATTATTCAACGACGACGCTAACCTGTTTCTTCTTGCACTAACTAAGATAACGAAAGAAGGTGCTGCAATGGGTTTTAAGACGTACGGATTGAACGAACAAGAAGTCAAGGTACTCAATGACATTCTCGAAAATTTAGGATAAAAAAAACGGGGGTAACTACTCCCCCGTTCAAACCTAAAATCAAAATGTAATCAATGAAAAATCGAATTACGAAACAAATATACCTCTTTTTATATCTAATCATCAAACAAACAATTAACAGAATTATGAACTTACGAGAAAAAGTAAACGCATTATTCGCAAAACACAATGTTAGCCTATCTGCTGAAGAAGTAGTTGACGTGAAGCAAATGGTTGAGGCGATTCTTGCAGACGGAACGAGTATTTACTCGGACAGCGACACTTGGGCACCGGGTGTTCGTGTATTATCAAAGGACGCAGACGGCAACGAGGTTGTTGTTGCAGACGGAGAGTACACAACAGCAGAAGGAGTTATTGTAGTCGTTGCAGACGGACTACTTGTTGAACTTAAACCAATGGAAGAAAAAGCTCCAGAAGTTGAAGTTGAAGTTGAAGAAGCTGAACAAGCAACTGACGAATCACTAAGCAAAGAGGTTGAAGGACTTCTTTCGTTGGTTGCAAAACTAGAAAGCGAACTTTCAGACGCTAAAAAAGCGAATGAGAATCTTTCAAGCGAAGTAACAAAATTAAGCGCACAGCCTGCCGCTACTTCAATCAAAGAAGTAAAGCAAGCAAAACAAACAGCTTCTAAGCCATACCACAAAATGAGCGCAGAAGAACGTTTCTTATTCAATCTTAAAAAATAAAAAAACAAACAATAAAAAATGGCTACTACAACATCATTAACTACGACCTACGCAGGTCGTGAAGCGGCAGGATATATCCGCGCTGCATTTTTAAGTAACGAGTCTTTGGCTGCGGTTACAATCAAAGAGAACATCGAGTACAAGCAGGTTGTTCGTCGTTTAGTTGACGACGTAACTTTCGCAAATGCTACTTGCGACTTTACAGCAACAGGAACGGTAACACTTTCTGAGCGTATCTTAACACTTGAAAAATTCCAAGTTCACAGACAATTGTGCAAAAATACGTTTTTAATCGATTGGGAAGCGCGTTCAGAACAGAACAACGAACTTCACGCTTCTTTGAGTGATGCTTTAATTGCTAACGTAATGGCGGGTGTTGCAGCACGCAACGAGGTATTGATATGGCAGGGTGTTAACGCTAACGCGGGTGAATACGCAGGTTTCGAGACTTTGTTCTTGGCTGACGCTACGGTTCTTGACGTATCTTCTCCTGAAGCTATCACTTCTGCAAACGTAATCGAAGAAATGGGACGTTTAGTTCTTACCCTTCCAACACGCGTTCGTCGTGCAACTGAGAAGCCTGTTATCGCAGTTTCTTCTAACGTTGCTGAAGCATACAGAAGCGCAATCTTAGGTCTTGGTGGTGGTTACTACTTGTACCAAGGTGAGTCGGTTGTAATGAACTGGCAGGGACAGTATGACGTTATCGAATGTCCTGGTATGTCTGACGACACAATGGCGTTTTATCAGAAGTCGAACTTGTGGTTTGGTACTAACTTGTTAGACCAATGGAACAGCGTTGCACTTTTGGATATGTACCAATATGACCTTTCTGACAACGTTCGTTTCGCTTGTTCATTCTTCGCAGGTGTTCAATACGGCTTCGGAAACGAAATCGCATTCTACCAATACACTGCCTAATCAATACCATTCTAACCCTTGCATAATAGAGGTAGCGGCATAAACACCGCTCCTCTTTTGTGCTAATAAAAACATACAAATATGTGCGAATTAAGTAGCGGATTTACACTGGATTGCAAAGACGGAATCGGTGGTATTAAGCAAATCATTTTGGTTGACAAAACAGAGGTGACGTCTTTCACTTTAGACGGAAGCGAAATTGTTACAGCAATAAACGGACCTGCAGGTGGTGATTTGTACACATACGAATTACCAACGCAAACAGGATCGTTCGAAGAAACAATCAATTTCAATCGCGACGCGGGTACTATTTTTTACACGCAGACGGTAAACGTTATGTTAAACAAATTAAGCGCAGCAAAGCGTCTTGAGTTGCAAAGCGTTGCACAAGCTCGCGTGATTGTTTTCGTTGAAGACACAAACGGCAATTGGTGGGCTGTAGGTTACGAATACGGAGCAGACCTTTCTACTGCAACAGCAGCAACAGGAACGGTTTTGGGTGACATGAACGGTTTTACACTCGCGTTCACTCACGAAACACCAAAGCGCGCTTACAAGTTGAGCGGTGCGCCTTCGACAATTCTTGACTAATTAAAAAAACTTTTACACACATAGGGACAAAGCGTCCCTACGTGTTGTAATTTTAACGTAAAGGGAAAAGATAGAATGGTTTATCTCAACACAAATACAGCGAATCAATACGCTTATCTTTCGTTAGACGAAGGACGTGCCTATTTTAACGTTGCCTTTACTCATTATTTGCTTGTCATGACTTACGAAATGACAGGTGAACAACTCGCGCAAGTGGTCGAAGTAATAAACGAGAACGAACGCGTGACTAAAATAAGACTAACCACAGTTGGTTTGGTCGATGCAGGACGTTATCACTACGAAGTGTATGGACAAAACAGCAGCAGCAATATAGATCCTACGAAGGCATCCGTCGTTGGATTGGTAGAAAAGAGTTTAATGATACTTCAAGACGGAACAATTTTCTTTGACGTTTCTTCGCCAACGATTCCCGTTGACGTAATTTATACAGGTGCATAATATGAGCAACATTCAATCAATAAATCTTTCAGCATACGAACCAGTTGAAGCAATCGAGAAAGAGAATCGCGCAGGTTGGATTGACTACGGTTTTAACAACTTATTTCCACAGCACCTCATAACGCTTTATTACAACAGCCCTATTCATAACGCGTTGACGAACTCAATTGCTTACATGATTGAAGGCAAAGGTACCGGTACGATTCTCGACAACGCATTGCAAGGAATTGCTTTCGACTTAAAATTGCAAGGTTCATTTTGTGCTGAGGTGATATGGTCGTTGGACTTCACTCGCATTGTGCAAATAAATCACCTTCCTTTTGAGAATTGTCGCCTTGCATACGACAAAGAAGAAGACGATATCACAGGAATTTTCTATTCAAAAGACTGGGCAAATACAAGAAGCAAAAAAGGTAAACCCGAATTCATTCCCGCGTTCAATCCTTCAATCGCACAAGAACAACCAAGACAAGTTATCTACGCACACGGCATGATGGCGGGTTCTTCGTACTACGCGAAGCCTGACTACTTCGGTGCGTTGAACTACGTTGAATTGTCCTATCAAATGGGCATGTACCACGTTAACAATATCTTAAATGGTTTATTTCCTTCATTCATTATTAACTTCTTGAATGGAATACCGCAGAAAGAAGAACGCGAAGCCATTCGTCGTGAGTGGGAAACAAGATTGAGCGGTGCAAGTAACGCGGGCAAATTCTTAATGACCTTTAACGAAGATCCTGCACGCGCTCCACAAATCGAATCGTTTCCTTTATCGGACGCAGATAAGCAATATCAGTTTTTATCAGAAGAAACAGCGAAGCAAATCATGGTCGGACACCGCGTTGTGTCACCATTGATTCACGGCATACGCGACACGACAGGATTCGGTTCGAATAAGGACGAAATGGTTGTTGGTTTGGAGATATTCAACAACCAAGTTATCAAACCATACCAAAGAATAATTGAGCGTGTCTTCACTCCGATTTTAGGAGAGATAAATATCGAAATGAACTCGCCATTCAACGACGAAGTTGTTGTTGTTAACCAACGGTGCAAACTGCTGAATTAAAAAAAAAAGTAGTTGCTGCTGAAAACAAGATAAGCGCAGAAGATAGCGCGTTGTGGTTGGCTTATCTTAAAGAGAAAGCGGAATACGTCAACGAAGAAGAATGGGAGTTAATTTCTGACGAAGAAGTAACCAACCCAGAAGGCGAAGAAAATTACCGCATGGAGTTTATGAGCGCTCGCGGTTACGACAACCCCGACGAAGTAAGCAAAGCGTTAGACACGGGGCTTTACAAAGTTCGCTATTATTATTCAAAGAATTTCACATACAAAGACGGAGAAATTGTAACGCGTGACTTCTGTCAAGAAATGGTTGCGCTTTCTAAAATGGGTGCGCTATACCGATACGAAGACATTATAAAAATGGGTGAAAATCCTGACGTCAACGGAGATTTTGCACCTTCAGGAAGTAACACATATTCAATTTGGATTTATAAAGGTGGTGTTTATTGCCGCCACGCGTGGTTTAGAAAAGTGTTTGTACGCAAAAGAGAGAAAGGTCGCTTCCTTCCAAACGACGGATTGAACAATGACAGAGTTGTAACAGGCGGTGTTGCAAACGAACTATTCCCAAAAGGACAAGAAGCGGTTCGTCCTAACGATATGCCCAACAGAGCATCACTAAAATATAAATAAAAACTACAATGGCACTACAACCCGAAGTTCTACTCATTGACGAAAATTATATCAAAAAATATACATGGATTAACGGAAGCGTTGACCCATTGCTTATGTACCCTGCTATCTATTTGGCGCAGGACAAGTACGCACAACTATATTTAGGAACAGACCTTTACAACCGCATCAAAGAAGACGTGGTGAACGACGACATTACAGGCGCATACGCAACCCTTCTTGACAATTACTTGCGTCGTATGGTAATGTGGTGGACTATGTACGAAGTGCTTCCGCATTTGTACGTTAAAACCGATAACGGAAGTTTAGTAATTCGCACAAGCGAAGACACTCAACCTATCTCACAAACCGACTTGCAGAACTACCGCGATCAAGCACGTCAACAAGCGATGTTTTACACACAGCGAATGGTTGACTTTTTGTGTCAGAACTCAGCGACTTTCCTGAATACACGACGAACACAACAAATCAAATATGGTCGCAGACAAATGTGTATCCGTCTAACGCTTTCGAGATTAGCTCTGGACGCGACAGACGACCGTACGAATACAGAAGACCGGGACTTGGTTGGATTAGATAACTAAAAAATAAAACATGGCTACAAGGGGACGAAAGAAAGACATGGTAAAACAAAAGATTTACGAAGAAAAATTTCGTAAGTATCTAATCAAAAAAGAAAA